AGTAAACACAACAGAGCCGGACCCAGACACGTAACTCGGTAAAGTGTACGCGAACGGATCGGGGTACCGAACGAGCGGAAACGAGGCTGTCGGTACCACGCCACCGCGGACCACGCGTAGGTCGCGGATATAGCCAGTCTGCGCAGCAGCTGTACCGGTACGCCCAATACCGGTCGGGTACGAGCTCACATAAGCCGGTGATCCTACTACGCCTGTGCCGCCGTTCGCCCCATTTACGAATGTATACGCGGTCGAGTTCGCTATATTGTACGAAAAAGCAACGTGTATCCACACACCCGTCGAAAGTGTTTGTGAATCCGATACAATCGTTCCGTTAACATTGATACCGAGTACATTACCGTTCGGTCGAAAAACCCAATTAAAATTGATATCATCTACGTAACTTCCTCGACCGATTATTCCCCCTAGGCCCGTTAAATACGTGAAATATATCCAACATTCTACAAACAGATTAGATGTCGTGTGATCAAAATTAGTCGGCGTTACACTAGTCAGATCCATATAACTAGATATCGGTCCGGGTAAAAACAATGCCTCGCCACCTACCGTCGGTGCGTTTGTAATCAGTGTCGCCAGTCCCTGGAGTTGTGCCGGTCCGGGCGAAACTTGTGCGAGAGGAACCAGCCCCTGAATCGAATCGACGTTCGAGTTTTCGAATTGCCATGCGAGCGTCGGCTGTGGCTCGAAACTCATGTCTACTAGAACTTGTTAAAATAAGGTGAGCGACAAAACTCGACGGGCGCCGGCGTGAGTGATTGGATACCCGCGACGTTCGTGGCGTCGTACGGACAAAAAATAACCCGACCGTCTGGTAAAAGCGTCCCGCCCCTGAATGAATTCGCACCGAATGCGCTCTGAGGAACTATGTTCGAGTACGTGAGTCTGATCGGGTCGATCCACCCGACGTTCGAGTTTGTCGAGGGGACACACACGATGTTTCCGGTAGGCATGAGTACGCCGCCAAAAAATCCGGACGCCGCTATGATATTCGATGCCCCGTTTGTCGCCGGATCGAACACGACGACATTCGACAGGCTCGACGGAACACACACGACCGTACCGTTCGGGGCGAGAACCCCGCCTGCAAATTGGCCGTCTATGGTCAAAGAATTTGAAAACGTACGGGTCACCGAGTCGTACTGACCTATTTGGCCTGAATTCCACGGGACGCACACGACATTCCCGTTCGGGATCAGGACCGCACCGGCATACCCGCCGAGCGTTCCCGTCTCGGCCGCGTTCGAATACACACCGGTCACCGGTGAATATTCGCCTATATTCGAGTGGCCGGTCGACGGAACCATGATGACGTTCGAGTTCGGACCGAGCGTACCGCCGAAAAAAGCCGGCGTCGGGCAATCGTGTACGGTGGCGCTCGAAAACGTCAGGGTCATCGGGTTATACACGCCGATGGACGTCGCTGTGTTTGAAACGAAAACGACGTTTCCGTTCGGGGCTAAGACACCACCCGAGTACCCGCCCGTAAGCGTAGACCCGGCGGGCGTCACGACGGAATACTGATCGGTCGCCGGATTGAACAACCCGATACCGGACGACGCGGCACTCGGCACGAAAAGCACGCGGCCGTTATTCAAAAGGACCGAACCGGTATACGAATCCAGACCCGGTGGTCCTACGGCAATATTGGACACGGTCGGTACGCTCGGTGTCGCCCAGAACGAACCTTGGACCGCGACGGCATTACACGTCCCGGATATCCATGCCGTAATCACACCCGCGTTTGAAGCCGATGGTACCAGGTGTGGCGCACGCCGAACGAGATCTTCGCCGTACTGAATCGTCGACGTGACATATAAATTACCCGTAACTTGAAGATTCGCCGTCGGTGGCGTATCCGACCCGATACCGACCTGGGGCACGTACGTAATAGGTCCACCGGTCGAACCGGTCCATTGTGACCCGACAAACCCAACGATGTTTGATGTGTATATATTCGAAATGTACGCATTGGCCGCAATCAGGGCGTTGGACACGTAGACGTTTCCGGTGACATCGAGTGATTTCTGAGGTGGATTTCCGCGTATGGTCAGGACATCGAACGATGCGCCGTCGACGAGCGTCAAGGCATAGTTCGGCGAGACGGTTGTGTGTACAGCCAAGTTTCCTTCAGGATCTATGATGAGTGCCGGAACGGTGTTGTCGTAAAATTCGGCGACGTTGTGTGTGTGGACCGTCGGTTCTGTTTGTCGGACGATGAGTGCGGTTGTAGTTCCGGTATTGTCGACCGTGAATGAATTTGTCGTCGTTGTATTTGTCGCCGTGATGTAGAAATTTCCAGTCACGGAAAGGTTCGAAACAGTTATATATTCACTCACGAGCGTTCCGGTGACGCGCGCGTTCGACGTACTTACGGTCGTCGCGTAGACATCGACGGTCGTCACGGCATTGGACGCGTAGACGTTTCCGGTCACGGAGAGATTTGCGGTCGGGGTCGCTGCCGATCCGATACCGACCTGAGGCGTGTACGTAATAGGCCCACCGGACGTACCGGTCCATTGTGATCCGACGAACCCGACGATATTCGACGTGTATATATTTGAAATGTAAGCGTTCGCCACAGTCAGCGCGTTCGAAACGTAGACGTTTCCGGTGACGGTCAGTGTTGTCACGTCGGGCGTACCTGTCAGTACCTCGGTCGCGGCGTACACGTTCGTGGTCGTCAGGGCGTTGGACGCGTATACGTTCCCGTCGACGGTCAACTTTGCACCGACGGAACTCGTCCCGACGCCAACACTGTCCGTGTAATACACGTTCCCGGTTCCGGTCGTCCATTGGGACCCGAGGAACCCGACGATGTTCGACGTAAAGATGTTTGAGATGTAGGCATTGGCCACCGTCAAAGCGTTCGAAACGTAGACGTTTCCGGTCACGGAGAGATTGGCGGTCGGTGCCGTGCTCGACCCGATACCTACATACGGCGTGTACGTGATGGGTCCACCTGATGCACCTACCCACTGACCACCGCCTCCGCCTACATTCGTGATACCGCTTCCGTCGCCATAGAAAAAGCCGGCTGTTACGGCGGTCGCGGCGTACACGTTCGTGGTCGTCACGGCGTTGGACACGTAGACGTTTCCGGTGACGTCGAGTGATGTACGAGGTGGATTCCCACGTATGGTCAGAACGTCGAACGATGCGCCGTCGACGAGCGTCAACGCATAGTTGGGCGAGACGGTCGTGTGTACGGCCAAGTTACCTTCGGGGTCTATAATCAGGGCGGGCGTCGTTCCGTCGTAAAATTCGGCGACGTTGTGTGTGTGGAGAGTCGGTTCCTTCTGACGGACGATGAGCGCGGTTGTCGTTCCAGTATTGTCGATCGTGATTGCGTTACTGGTCACAGTGTTCGTCGACGTGATGTAAACGTTCCCGGTCACGAAAAGATTTGCGACCGTGAGCTTGTTCGTCACGGTCAGGTTTGCGGTCGTAGTATCGTTCGACGTGACGGTATTTGCGGCAAGGGCGTTCGTGACAATGTACGGGATGGTGAATGTGTCGAATAAAAACACGGTCGAGTCGACATTGGAAATCATCGCACCGGTGACTTCGAGTGTATTGGACACGTTTACGTTCGAGGACGTGAGCATGTCTGAAACGCGCGCATTTCCGTTCACGACCAGGACCGGTGATGGATCCCCGCCGATGGCCGTCACCGTGACCGTGTTTGCAGTGAGATGATTCGTGTCGGTAGTACCTGTCACGTATAGATTTTGGTTACACGTTACACCCCCGGCGGTGAGTGTGTCCGAAACGTATACGGTTCCGGCGACTTGGAGAGTCGACGTCGGCGGGTCACTCGACCCTATACCTACATTCTGCGCGTACGTAATACCACCGATCACATTTGTCCACTGGGTTGTGTTCGTGAGACCGCTTCCGTCTCCATAGAAGGCTCCAGCCACGAGATCATTCGAAACAGAAACGTCACCAGTTACGATGAGTGTTGTTTGCCCTGGCGCGCCCGTAAGTACCTCGGTTGCGGCGTATACGTTCGTGGTCGTTACGGTGTCCGACACGTAGACGTTTCCGGTCACGGAAAGATTGGCGGTAGGTAGGTCGGCCGACCCGATACCTACATACGGCGTGTACGTGATCGGCCCACCGGTCGTACCGGTCCACTGACCACCGCCTCCGCCTACATTTGTGAGACCGCTTCCGTCGCCGTAGAAATAGCCGGTCGTCACGGCGTTTGACACATAGACGTTCCCGGTGACTTGGAGCGTCGACGTAGGATTTGTGCTCGATCCTATGCCGACAAACGGTTCGTAGTAAATTGGCGAACCCGTTTGTCCGACCCATTGTGTATTGCCTGTGACGACTGTTATATTGGGATTAGACGGCCCGCACCTAAAAAATCCATTTGCGATGCTGTCACTCATCGTCCTACTGTCTTACATAGAGAAAAACCTAACCTTCTTGGAGCGTATAGAGTGTCTGGCCGTCTCCTTTCGCGACACTGAACAGGTTATACGAGAGGGCGTACATGCGTATGGTGAGTGCCGATGCGTGCGGCGCCAATTCCAGTGTGTGTTGTTGACGGGCGATGTTCGTCATGTTGAGTTCGCCGGTCGGCGTGTCGTTTTCGGGCTCGAGTGCGAACGAATACATATAGTACCGACCGTCCGGTACGCGCGTATGACACTGGAGCCCCTGGGCGACCCGGAGGTACTGGGCCGTGGCATAGTCGGGCGTGATACGGTCTTGGCCGTTCAGGGTCAGGCGCAGATTCACGAGTTGGTCCGTCGTGCCATAGTCATATACGTTCGAGGCTGCGTCGCTCTGAATCACCCAAAACAGTTCTTTGACGTCGTTCACAAAGGATGACAAAATTTGGACACGCGTTTGCTGAGCCGGAACTCTGTATGACATTCTCTGAAAACTTTGGGTCGTGTAGACAAGTTCGCGGCCGCGCATATACTCGCGTTCGGCCTCTGTCACATAGACGTAATCGACAAAGAGATCCACCTGGATCGGTTTCGTATACAAGGCCGTCGTGAAATACGACGAAGGTTTGAACACGACGCGCAACTTGGGTGGTTCGTCGAGTGCACAGAGCGGTAAGCCTTTTTTGAGGATCGAAAACACGAGCGGAACGTGATAAGACGCGAGATTACTCGTCCGGGACGTTCCGACCATACTGGACAAGGCGGACTGTTTTCCTTGGGTCACGGTGAGATCACCGAGCATGTACAGATTTTCGCCGTAGATCCGTTCGACGAGCTGGTCCTTGTACAAAAGTTCGACCCGGTCGATCATGGCCGTACCGGCCGATGGTTGAACGGTCGTCGGGGCGTCCGCCGGCCACATGACCCGAAGATACATCGTACGGGCCAGGTCACCCGCCTTTGCGATCCATATAGTGATATCGTCACCCCATTGTACATTTTTTGGAAACTGTAGACGGATTGTCTGCTCGGCAAATTGGGCCGGAGGCGACTCCATTACTACTTACAGTGCAGAATTAAAAAGGAGTCCGCCGAGCCCATTCTGGTTCGCCAGAACATTGAATATCTTGGCGTAGACTCGTACGGTCAGGTCAGTCACGGGGGCACTGGCCAACGTCACCTCGAGCATCGGGGTCGCTATACGTGAAAAATTGACCGAGCCGGACGGTGCGAGTTTTTCGGGCTCGATCGCAAAGCTGTACGTACAGACGTTCGACGACGAAGGCATGGCTGTATGGTGCTCGAACGCCCGGATTGTGCGCGTGGTCACCTGATCGTCGTCGACGATAACTTCACCGTTGAGCAGAAGGCGAATACGTGTGACCACTCCGGGGCTGTCTACGGTGACCCAAAATTCACGAACCGGGCCTTGGAACCTGAGTTGGAACTGGTCTTGTTTACGCCCGGTACGCATCGTAAACTCGTTCAGGTCCGTCTGACCGTAGAGCATTTTGGGCATCACAGGTGGGTTTTCATACTTTTCGTACTTTACAATCAGGGACGAAGTAAGTGTCGGCGTCATGACCAACGGATCGAATTGAACAAAATCTGTGAATGTTTCGAACCCGCCGGCCCATATTTCACTTATGTAAACATATCTCGAACCGACGACCGATGTGACGTAGCCGGGATTAGGGCGAATCATTGTACCGCCCCCTA